CGTAAATAAAATCATCCTACATTGAACTCTTCTTCAAGTGCTTCATCATCAGTCTCAGCACCTAGATTTCTTACTTTGTCTAAAAGCTCTTTCTGTGCGTCTGGAGTTGGACGAGGCATAACATCATCCATTGACCTTAGATCAGAAATAGCTTCTAACTCTTCCTCTGTAAGCGCACGTGGCTTACACTTGAGAGCTTGTAATTGATACTCTACATTGTAGGGCAGAGGACCAGTCTTTACTCTCTTGAAGCAAATATCCCATCCAGTTTCTACGTTTGTGGGATCGCCTAAATCTTCAGCAGCAGTAATTATTTGCTCCCAAAGTTTCTTCTTTAGATTTACTACTTTGACTTTTCCATTGTCAAGGCACTGAGTTGCATAACTCCAGCCGCACTTGAGATCAGGATAGTACTCACGTACCCAGTCTTTCTCTAAATTATTAAATTTTTCTGTATTCCTATCGAATGATAAACACTCCAAAGGAATATTCTTTGCATTTTCGCCTTGAATCCAGTAAACATATCTTGCAAGTATGTCACCTACGATTCTCATTTTGTTGTCTCCATCGACATACTGAAATGTCTCAATGGAAGTTTTTTGGGCAGAACCCTTGTGTTGATTAAATTGTATAGCCATTAGTGTATTGTCTCCGTGACTTCTTCATAGCGGAAGTAGATATCTCTATCGTCCACTACAAGTAGCCTGTTGTCTGTTATTAAATTTAGAGACGTTGGACAGTGCAACGAATCTAATGTTATTTTTTGAGTCGCAAGATATTCTCCATAGCTTCGTAGAGAAGCCAAGGCATAGTATATTGCGATCTCTCTTTGGGTGTACTTATAAGAATGGTATATGAGGACGTCTGGATGAACCAGAAAAGACGATCCTGCGAAGTTTTTATGTGAAAATTTATAAAGCGGGTCGAACTTATTTTTAGGTATACTACCTTTGATGAGCATCGACATTATTAAATTACAGGTATAAATATCTCCCTGTGCCGTATCGTAAATCTTCTTCCAATCAAATAAGAGCATATATTATACTTAAATTTCACCAAGTTGTCAAGAAATATTTTTTAAAGGTATGTCATCTTCCAACCTTGTTTCATGTAGAACCCTACACGATTCGAGGCTTGTTTTCTGGCAGTATTTCCTTTGAGATGAATATCAATGATAACTGGATCCTTTTTTCCTTCTTGTTTTCTAATTACTCTACCTACTAGTTGTGTAAGTAAAGGCTCGTTGTTGATTGGAGTGCCTAAGATTAGACAGCTTAGATTATCAACTGATATGCCTTCTGAAAAGATTGCTTGTGTTCCATAGAGAACTTCTGCTTTTCCATACAAGATTTTGTCGATCATTTCTTCTCGTTCTTCGTGTGGAACCTCTCCAGTTACGCATATTGCTTTTTCTCCTGTAAGTTCAGCACAAGATTTTAGAAATCCTACTCTATCACTTACAACTAAGACTTTGTGCCCTCTTGCCGCGTAGGCGGCCGCTAGCATTGCGATTGTATGTCTATATTCTTCGTCATTTGCTAACTTTGTTACTCTATTTGCCCAAGGTATTCGTGAGCCGTCCATGAACCGTATCTCTGAGGGTACGATGTGTACTATCGGTGTCATGTAGTTTTCTTTTGGTGGTTTAAAGATTGTATTTCCAAAGTAATCTCTAAACACAACATGTTTACCATCTTTTCTTTCTATTGTGCCTGACAACCCTATCTTATATCTACAGTAATTTGTATCAATCACTTTGGAAAAAGTAGGACTACTAACGTGATGCATTTCGTCAAGTATGATAGTGCCAAACTGTTTACGAATCTTTTCTATGTTGCGGTATAAAGTTTGAGTATTCCCAATAACGATAGGAGCATCAATTTCAAACTTACCACTGCCTATGATGCCAGGTGTAATTCCAAATACTTTTTCTACTTCTTTTGCCCATTGATTTCTAAGTGGAACTGTATGCGTAACTACAAGTGTTTTCTGTCCTAGCTTACCTGCAATTGCTAAACCTGTAAAAGTCTTTCCCCAACTGACCCATGCGTTTATTATTGCATTGTCTATGATTTCATCGTAGACCGCCTTCTGGCTGTCTCGTAAATCAAACTTAAATTTTGGAAATTCTACTGGTATGTTTACTCGTTTATCTACTATTTCATAATGCTCTGGTATTAAATCTGTTCTTCCAATCGGTAATGAGATCAAGCCATTACGAATGATTCCCATGTTTTTTATAACCTGTGGCGGATCTAAGGGATTGTGTGCAGGAATAGTATATGTAAGTTCTCTATCGATTTTTTCTTGCAGCTCGGCAGGACAATCCATGTAAATTCTATGACTCATTACTGCTTTCATATTTTCCTTCTTGTATCTTTTAGTTTTTCTTTTGAGTACTCATATAAAAGCCATGGGTTGTTTTTAATATGTAATAATCCTGCCCATGTATATCCTGGCTCTGGTGGTCGTGGTATTGTAAATGGAAAACTACACCCGTGCACCCAAAGTAAACATGCTTTTGTTTTATAGTCTATCTTTTTTATTTTTAAATATTTTAGTTGTGCAAATTCTGTTTTTTCATATGTAAAAGGTCTGCCACTATTATCAATAAAATGTTTTGTTGTTTGTTTCATCAAACCATTTGCAGTCGTTATCATATTTCTAAGATGATACTGTTCTTTGTGAGGAGTCAGCATACGTCTTAGACCTAGTGTATCTCCTGGCATATTCTTATCATCTAGTAACTTGCCATCGAGGAGTAGTAGTCCATCTACTAACTCCCAGTTTGATGAGTCAAGTAAAAATAGTGGAAAATCTAAATTTTTGAATTGTCTATAAGTAACTACCATACATTTTCTCAAATTTACCGCCAGAGTAGTCTTCATGGACTATTTCAAAGTCACAGCCTACTGGAGTTCCTGGGATTGATAAACCCCGATCTAATTGTACAAAATGTGCTAGTTTTTCTTTGTAGTGGTCTACTTCTCCTTCTGGCACTTCTGCAAGTATTGAATCATGTACCAAAGCAAAAATACGACTTTCTAATTTATTTGCTTTGATATATTCATTCATATCTATTGCCCCGAGTAGGTTAATATCAGAAGCAGCAGACTGCACCAGAAAGTTAAGACCAGACCTAACGCTATGGCTCTGGATGCCTTTGTCTGTCGATGCGACATTTGGTAGTCTCCTTTTTCTTCCGAAGAAGCTGTAAATGAATCCGTTTTGTTGTATAAATTTTTGATTTTCTTCTATCCATGCTTTTAACTTATGAAACGCACTAAAATATTCAGTAATTACTTCTTGTGCTTCATGTCTGCTAAAGTATGTTCCTGAATCTTTTGTAACTTGTTCACTAATCTTTGCAGGTCCAGCACCATACATAATCCCAAATGTAACTGCTTTTGCGGCTTGACGTTGTGTACTATATAGTTCTGCTACTTGGTCTACTTCGCACTTGAGTTTGAATACTTTGTGTGCAATCGTAGAGTGAAAGTTTCCTCCAGACCTAAATACATCCATGAGTGCATTATCTTTTGCTAAAACTGCCGCAACATATACTTCTGCTGTGGTCAAATCCATTGCAACTATTTTATTTCCTGGTGCTGCTTTGATACATCCTTTAACTATAGGGTTGTCTCTAGGCAGTTGTTGCATATTGAGTTTGCCACTAGAAGAAAGCCTGCCAGAAGTAGTACCATGAAGGTTAAAACC